GACCGTGCTCATACATTTTAACACGTTGACACCAAGATTCATAGCTTTCATCAGGATTAGGCTTCATTGTCCATATTTAAGAGCAAACCAGGTAGCCCATTTAGCTTCGTAAAATACAAATCTGGTATGTTTAGGAATAAATTTATATATTTCATCATCCCATTTTGGTTGTTGCGATGGATGAAAAAAGAAATCAAAATCTTGATTTATTACCAGACCCTGCTGTTTTAATTCGAATACTATGCGGCTAACATCACTGGCACTGAGATATTTAATTACTATATCTTCAGCCAATGTATTTCTCTACAGCCTCGATGGTCAATTGCTGATTGGACATGTAATGTCCTCCGTATGCTAGCATGAACATAGTGGCATCCCTCCCATCATAGAAAATAAAGTCCATCCATTCACTATTGGCGTGAGTTTCAAAACGTTCCCCAGGTAATCCAAATAGTTCTATAGCACCGGCACAAACTTCGTCCCAGCGATTGATATCTTTGACAAAATTATCGTAGTAATAGATTCTAACTGTGGTATTCATAGTTCAAAATGAAAAGAGGGTTCAAATTGACTGGTGTCCTCATGGTCAACATATCCTCTCGGATTGCTCAATATTCGACATTCTCCAATTTGGTAGTCAACTGGATCATGCATGTGGCCATGCACCCAGAATTTGATATTAGGGTGATCTAACATTAAATTGCTAAGGTCGCTGGTAAATGCTCCATTGACCACATATTCTTTTATGTATTTGTCGTTGATACTCAACCAACTGGGTCCATGGTGTGTAATAATCACCGTAGGGATTTCCTTATTTTGATCAAGTACTGATTCAAAATAGGTCAGTGTATCTTTGTGTACACGATAGATAAATTCAGGGGTTAATTTATGATAAAGTCCAGTATCAGGGTAATAGTTGCTGATGGTTCTATAGTCATTCATAACCTGTTTAGCAGTCATCATGGCTATCGCATCTCCCTTGTGAAAATCAGTCCACATGGTTGCTCCTAAAAAACGAACTCCCTGATAGTCTACAAACTGTTTTTCCAAAAGGGTGATATTGCTGGGAATCAGAGATTTCAGTTCATCATAGGTCCTGTCCATTCTACCGTGATAGTGCTCATGATTTCCTTGCACATAAAAAACCTGTTGATATTTGGCACACTCATATTTGAAAAATTCTGAGCAGGCATATTTTTTATCTGGTTGATCATCGAACATTTTTTTAGCACGACGATGTTTGCTGATACTGCGAGCTTCAGCAATATCTCCAGCCAGGATCAGTACCTCACCTCCGGGTAATTCTTGATATCCAAACTCGAGATGTAGATCACTGACCAGAGATACTTTCATTTTTTACATTTAAGCAGCGTTAACACGGCGGCTAACTGCGTACACAGTCTTGCCACTGGTATTTACGTCTGTGCGAACACGGTAGCCTGCTTTACGCAACTCACTCATACGAGCACGTAGATTCTTGATACCGTAGAGTGAACGGGCCTGTGCCTCGCTCAGTGTACGGCCGGTACCACGAAGGTGGCTAACGAGGAACTCGTTTTGAGTAGTTGTAATAGTAGTAAATGACATAAAATAAACTCCTTTTGTGTTTTATGCGTCTTACATTATAACACAAAAAAACCTGCAGGTCAACGGTGTATTTTTGCCAATTTAATAAAATAGTCTATTCTCAATACTTCTTGCCATTCCTTTTAAACTTTGCATGTTTTTAACTGGAATTCTGAATTGCCAACTATTTGAGTTTTGTCTTTCAAAATATCCCCAGCAATCCTTGCCCCTGATATATGAGGAATTATTGCCTGCTAAAATTAGGTCTCTAGCAGAATTATATGATTCTCTTAGTTTTTCTTGGATAGATTCTTTATAAAAATGATAGACTCTGGCCTCGGTGATTTTCATATAAATTTGACAGTGACTTACGATGAATAAAATTTGCATTTTATCTTTTAATGGACTTTCGTCGTATGTATATCGTTTGATATCATCTAGCGTCATGGATCCAACTTTATATGCCGATCCAGATTGATTGCCTTTGGTTTTAACTTCTACTTTAAGTTTAGGTATATCGGGACCAGGTCCGTTAGACATTTCATAATTATTGGCGGCCATAATATTCTCTACTAACTTTCCGATGTTTCCGTTATATTGTTTAGGAACAGACATTCCTAACAATGCAGACTCTGCTTTTTTCAGTCTAGTAATAATAACTGTGTTCATCTCTGTTCTTTAATGTTAAGTTTCCGATAAATGTTCTGTACACCCACAGCCTGCCGAATGGCATCCTGCAGTGCATCGTGTTTGCTGCCTTGTGGCATTTCTGGGTCTTGCCCTAAATCAAACAGTGTACGGGTATCACGTAGTTGCCAATAGTTCCACGGTAATGGTTTATTTAATTGGCGATATATATTTTCTAGTATAACCAAATCAAAGGTAGCACCGTGACTCCAAAAGGCACTACAGCCCCAGGCAAAACGATGAAACTGGTCTATTGCATCTACTAGAGGAATACGGTTATCTGGACTAAATGCTTCTTCCATAATAGCAGGGTCCTGCTTTGACCACCAGGTTATGGTATTTGGATCAATTTCTCTTCCCAACGTATCCTGATCATCGAGATCGATTCGGAAGTAGATGCTATCACCGTGCCCATTTTCGTAAGGGTTGAAATGTACTGCTCCTAGGCTAAGGACCACAGCGTTAGGGGAGACCGCCATGGTCTCCATATCCACCATCAAATGTTTTGCCATTATACGATGATCTCTTTATTTTCCAAAGATTTTACAAATAGCTTAAAAGCAGCCAGAGCGTTTTCTGTAGTCAACAGCTTTTCTCCGTTAACATAGGCCCTGGCCTTTTGAAATTTTGGTTCGAGTCCATTTTCGTTACATACTTTGGCAAATGACTTCTTAAACGTGTCAGTATCAAATTTGCCGGCATGCCAAATATCTACAAAATAACCTCCGGTTTTGTAGGGAACGATCCCTATGTTTACTCCCAAATTGGCCACATTGTTTTTACTTACATAGCGTCCGGTTTGATTGGTAAACAAACCAGGGTTATCGTTGAACAACTGTTCAAGATGATCGAACTTAGATTGATCAACATCGGTTGCCGTTGCTGATTTTCGAACAATCTTTTTATCTGCCAACTGACTTGGGCGAATTAAAGGAACAAATTCACAATGTGGGGGTCCGCTGGTTTCAAAAATTATAACACCTACCAGTGTGATACGCAATGGTGTATTTTCATTTAGCCATTTGACAAATCCCTTGATATGTTCATCAGCATCCTCACAAATTAACACCCCGTCATCACATTTTTTATCATACATGTAATAGGTAATTTTGCTGGCATGCACAGAATCGAGCCATCCACTGGCATCTTGGCTTTCAATTACCAAAATTGTTTCACTGTCTTTGTCACGAACAACTAGGTCTACTCGTTTGCTATGAGTGGTATGTTCTTCTGGGGTAACTGAATAATCTTCTTCGCTGAGATCGAGTACGTTAAGCAATCTCTTAGAAGTTTCAAAGTCACTGGCTATAAATTTGGTAAAAGGCACCTCACCGCCGAACCCATTTTTGATATTAGTACGTTTCATTCCATTCCTAAGTTGTTACTATCTGCATAGTATAACATAGGATTTGATAAATGTCAATACATTTTTTTGGGCAGCTCTTGTTCGCGAAGTTTTTTACGCCAACGGGCTTTGGCAGCACCCGCCTTCTTCTTCCTAACTGTGGTAGGCTTTTCATAGAACATCTTGCTTCGAACATCTTCTAACACACCAGAATCATCAACCTTCTGTTTGAATTTTTTCATTGCGGTATTAAAGGGCATGTCTCCGCAAATTATCTTATTTCCCTGTAAAGGTGCTCTGTATTTACTCATGGTCCATTTTGTTAAAATTATATTTATATTTAATTTTTAACAATGGAGGGTTTGAAAATCTCTTCTAAAAAGAAATCTATATCTGGAACTTGATTGGAGTTAATATGCTGATAAATTTTAGATATGACTTCATCGTGTGTTTGATATCTAACTAACGGTCTACTGACAATGTAGCCACTCAGTGCTGTGACAATTTTATCGGCATTATCTAGATCAATAAACACAGCATCGGTTCTAGCTAGGGCATATAGTAGCCAGTCAATGTTAGGTTCTCCTGAATAAAAATAGATATTGAGATGTTGATCGATATCTAAATTGGCCAGATATTTGCTGATTTTTTCTTGATCATGTTCGTTGATATTAATCAACAATAAACTGTAGGAGGAATTTTCAAAAAAATCAGGTGGGGTTATTAGTGTTACTTTATTTTTCATTAGACTCTGGGTTTGACTTCTTCTAAGTATTCGGGAGGAATATCTGCCATTTTTACTCTTTTCGATTTGGCCAATTTGACCCAATGATCGATAATCAATGATCTGTGATCAATCGAATGATGGTCCTCTTCTGGGGGAAGATCAACTTTTGCTGTTTCCCGGATCTGCTCAATTTGAGCATCAGTTAACGGACCATCGTCCGGTTCATAATTTGGAGCCAGTTCTTCAGCAGTAGGTTTCTCACCGACATCAGCAATATATGGATCCGGAGTTTGTTCTTCCCTATTTCTGTTTCTCAAGTTGTCGAAGCTGACCTGACTGGCCAACAACATGATAACAGCCAATGGATCAAAAACAGAAATCAAAATTATGATGACCCAGGTAACTGCTTTTTCTAAAACAGTTTGATCTGTGCTGCCATAGAAGAATGCCGCAATGTATTTGATTGGGCCTACTTCTGCTTCTACCTGTCTAATTTCTTTGGCGAGGGGAGCCCTTTGTTCGTTGAGCTGCTGGATCGCACTTTGTGCAATTTCAACATCATGACGGAGTTGATCTCTTTCTTTTTGTTGGGATTTTCTAAGGGCGGCAGACCGGGCAGCACCTCTTTCGTCCGTGGTTCTAGACATGAATTGATCAACCGATTGATCCATCTGCTGAAGAACCTTACGTGACGCATCAATATTTTCCTTTTGAGTTTTAATCTTCTCGTCTATTACTGCTATCTTATCTACTACATCGCCGGTTGGCACCGCTTGATCCAAATGAGCCTTGGATAAAAATCCAAAAATTCCCATGCTGGTCACAAACATCAATACCACAACAGCCGAAACCAAATATGATTTGATCAATAGAGGAGATCTTGACCAATTCTGTTTTAACCAAATAGTGGCCACAAGTTTACTGATCTCTAATGTTGTTCCCATGATAATAATGGGAATAGCAGCCGCGGCAAAAATAGCAGTAAGCCCAACTACTGAATAGTATACTGCTACTGCCGAAATGCTAAGACCACTTAAAAGAGCTAAGTACCCTATTAATTTTTCATTAAATGAGTTCGTCATCTAGTTATTTATCGACTCCTATCTCCTCATTTTAGCAGCATCTATTGCCGCTTCTTTGCTAAAGACAGGTTGCAGGCAGCTCTTATGTAGAATAGTGATCCCTACCACATTGGACCCAGTATACATCTGTGTTTCGGATTTGGTAGCATTACCAATACCGGAATCAAGACTGGGAACATGTGGCTGATCAATGCCTCGGTAGGACAGGGCAGCCGGTTTGTAAGCAGGTGAGCTCAGTCCTCGGCTTCGCTTACGCTCCTCGGCCTCAACTCCCCATCGTTTTTGCAGTTCTTTCCATTCACGCTCACGTTGTTCGTAATCAGCTTTGGCTTCTGCACTGGCCCATTTTTTCTTGCCCTTACGCTTGCCGGTGGTGGTAAGCCAAGGCCCCTCAAGATGGAATGCCATGATTAATCGTTAACCTGTGTGTAGTTCAGAACATTGCCCGAACCATACTGTGATTCGGCAATCATTTTGGCTTCATATCCATGATTGGCATAGATAATGACATTAGCAGTTTGAAACTGATTAAGACGAATCCAAACGTTGAATTTACACATGATCGTTCCTTGAAAGTTGAATTACTGTTGCAGTGTGTATATAATACGCTGAACAGCTGGTTTTGTCAACTGAATCTTAGGTGTTGCTTAGATCATACAGACCAGTTACACCCGGACCCTTGCAGTTTTTATCATTCATAAAAGTGCATACTTGATTTCTGTTGCCGCCTGCATTGAAAGTGAGATGATGCCATGGATTACGTGTGCCATAGGTTTTGTATTCTAATAAGAATTGATCATATCTGATATTGTCTCTAATCCATACTGCTCGAGTATAATAATCGGCCTTGCTGGCCGATCCATATTGTATATCACAGGCCTGCCCAGATTTATGTTGACTTTTTGAATTACCACTATCTGCTCTAAATGAGCAGGTCATAAGTGCATCCGGATACTGTTTCTTAATTGGATCATAGCAATTAATGATCATTAGTCTCAAATTATCACAGACTTGTTGTACACTAAATCCATTTTGTGGTGCTACCGTGGCTACATCATGAGGGAAGACCACTCCGGGCTGTTTAGTAACTGTTTTGACATAATACTTTTTACCAGTTAATGGACTATCATAAAGCAGTGTCTCATCTACAGCACCAGCAACTGTCGCCGATCCTGAAGTTACTGCCGCAGGCCCGCTACTACTAGGAGGAGTCCCTGCAGGAGCAGGCTGTCCATTACTACCAGGACGGCCACTACTTGGTGGCGGTGGCGGCGCAATATTAACTGAAACTGATCCTGAGGTTACTTCCGGAACACTACCATTCCCTGGAGCTGCCGTATCAGTAGCAGCAGGATTGTCTCCGGCATTTTTACCTAGGTCTAACTCATATTGAGTGATAACACCTTCTTGGATCAATTTCTTGTGATTGGCGTCAACTATTGCTTCATCATCACTACCGTCAATTTGATTTGTAGACATTTCTCGAGAAAATTGTGGCGAACCTATCAGGCCCAACACAAAACTATCACTATTACCCGGCGGTAGCCAAAGTGCAATCTGCACACCATTGGCAAAGACATTGCCGCTATTGTAGATATCAGTAAGTCGACCAGTTCCAGGAATATATGGCATTTGCTTTTAATTGTCCTTATACTGCTTTGCAATATTTATTCTGGCGCTGGCATAGGAATCAACCGCATCTTTTCTTGCTGACACAGTGGTTACCACATGAGCTCTGTTGATTGTAATATATCCAGGCTCTGCCAACACCATGAAAGGTACCATACCTAGCCCTTGTTCATTCATGGTTAATGTAAAGGGCTCAAATAAATTGAGTTTGTCTGTTTCGATGCTTTTAAATGTGGCGATGATTTCTTCACCATTGACTAGCTTGATGCAAATAATATCACCGTCTGTAAAACTTTTGTTAGCTAACATTTTTTTCCTCTGTGTTTAATTCAATCCAGGTGTGGTCACCTAACCACTTAACTTGACATATGTATTCATAATGGTCTGGGGGACCGGCACTCCAGTCATCGGGACCATTATGAGTTAATATCGTACATTTATCTATATGATTATAAGCCAACCAATAGATCTGGCCGTGATAAATTTGAAAATTGTATTTGGCCGTATGAACAGCATCTGTGATTTCCAAACGCCGTTTAATACTGGCTGCTTGCCGTTGTAGTACAGTAACCAATTCCATAATGCGATCATATTCTTGTTGAGCATGCATTCTGGCTACATTGACCATGATGTCTTTTTGTTTTTCAACCGGAATAAGATCGAACTTAGGACCACCTGCCTCAGTAGGGTATGGTGTTACATTGCGATTAAGAAACGTAACTAAATTGCCACCTAGTTCTGCGTCGTAGCTGTCTCGTCCTTTGAGAACGTTACTGCGTTCAGTCATCACCAATTAGACGTTCTAGTGTCTTATAGTGATCATATGCCTTTTTCAATGCCGCAAATTTTTCCAACTTTTCAGGACTGGGATCTGGCAAAATGGCCAACCTATCTTCGATCGCTTCTAACAGTTTGCCTAGACTGCGACCTTTCCATTTAATATCGCCTTCGAATTCGGCATCAGCCTTAACATGCAACCCAGGGTTTGTATTAATAGACCAAGTCGGGGATGTGCCGTTACTGTACAAAAAACTTCCGCTAGTAGCACCAGTAGTGGTATAAACATACGGACTGGCATGTGGATTAGTAGTGGCACTACCACTGTTAATGGTTACATTACCATAACTATGTAGTCCGTTAGTATAGTTCATATTGTTAAAACTGGCCACATCAGCGGTAGTTAGTGGGCTGAAATTTGAAGAATATAGACTACTGATGTCGATCTTAGGTATACTAGTAATGTCTAATGTGTCTTCAAGGTCAGCTGTTTTTGTTGCATACTCGTTAGACATCAACAACCTCTTTGAGGTATTTTTGCAGCTCAGAGAATCCTCCAATTAGCTTTTCGTTGATGAAAATCTGTGGAACACTACGAGCATTAGGCACGACTTCTAGCAGATCTTCTTTGCTCCAACTATCACCGATTTTACGTTCTTCAAATTCAATACCCTGTTGTTCTAATAAGGCCTTTGCCTGATCACAGTTCTGGCAATTATATTTCGACCATACAATAGCTTTCATTTTTTTTCCTTTCTTATAAATCTGGAAGTTCTTCGTATGTAACTTGATCCGACATGACTCCAATCACATAATTTGTAGATTCATTTTCTTGCAGAGCTGTCTGTTTCTTATTGATATTGACGTGTTTATTAAACCAAGGAATAGGACTACTACGGGGATGATCTGCAAGATACTTAATTCCTATGTCCTTAAGACGTGTAAATGCTGTATAGTCTACAAAGTCTTTGAGAATAGCAGCATTTAGCCCAATAACAACTCCTTTCTTAAACAGATAGTCTGCCCAGGCTTTTTCTTCTGCAATAACTTCCATATACATAGCATACACTTCTTCTCTGCAACTTTCAACAATATCGGCAAATCTTGGATCATCTTTTACCACGTTATTGATTAACCAGGCTGTCCATTCTGCATGTAATAGTTCGTCTTGTAGAATTAAGCTGATGATATTACCATTACCAATAAAGATTCGATTCTCCACCATGGCCAGACTGGTAGCAAATGAAACCATAAAACGCAATGCCTCTAGTGCATAACTGGCATTCAGTGCCAGCCAAATAGCACGAATATGATCTTTTTCGTGAACTGAGTCAGGATTGGTTTCTTTCTGACAATTTAATTTGTGTAGTAAATCATAATAGTTGCCTACTCTCGACGCCATATCAACAATTTCTTTAGTGTCATGAATTTTGTTAAATTCTTCTTTGGGCACACCATATACATTGCGAATGATATGACTGTAGCTCTTGCTGTGAATATTGGTTTCAAAGAAACTCCAGTTACTGACCAAGGATTCTAATTCTGGGATACTGATCACCGGGCTAAAGACCTGTGTCGGTGCTCGTCCTTGAATACTGTCTAGAGCAGTCTGTCTCAGCAGATTGCTGGTAAAGATGTGCTTGACGGCATCACTAGACTCTTTGTGGTCCATTTTGTCTTTGGTTAAACTGATTTCTTCTGGAACCCAGAAAAATCCTCGAGCTAATTCTTCAAACTTAGCAATCTTAGGATACTTAACCTCCTCAAATCGCTGAACTGTTACTGGACCTTCTGGATCCAGAAACATGGTTCTTTTTAGATAGTTAGTTTGTTTGCTGATGTTGTATTGTGCCTTGCTCATTTAGATTCTATTCCCATTGCCTGAAGGAATGTCATCCCACAGTACTTTAGGAGCAGCAGCTGGCTTGGATTCAGATAGTACTTCTTCATTAGGCAAACTACTCCAATCTACACTATTTTCATTTCCGCTAGGGATATCATCCCAGTTCATGCTATTTTCATTTCCGTCTGGAATCTCGTCCATTTGAGTATCTAATCTACCATCGTCCTCAAATTCAACAACCAGGCCCCCATCTTGAATCTTAACTCCAGTTACATCTTTTTGGGTGATAGCTCTCAACAGATGTTCTTCTGCTTCTTTTTCAACAGGATAATCTGCAGGAATACCATAATAAAATAACCAAGTTTTAAGCTGTTCTGCAACGGTTAATTCTTTTTCTGAGCTCATGTGTTATTTCCTTATTATTACAACTTACAAGCGGCACAATCTTCATCATCGGAGTAGATTGTAACAGGTTCTGTATTAATTAATCTATCAGTTTGAGTGGTTAGAATATTTTTACTACCTACCTTATCAATAAGGCTATAGTAAATTGTTTTAATGCCCCAACGATAGGCCAGCATTAAATTTTTAGCGATTACAGTGCCTGGTACTTTACCATCAGCAAAATGTTTAGGACTGTAAAAGGTGTTGGTGCTCAGGCTCTGGTCAATATAAGCGGCCAACACCGCGGCTGTTTTTAAGTAGCCTAGACAATCCGTCTGTTCCCACATAAGTTGATAGCGGTTTTTTAATCTACGATATTCAGGAACCACTTGTACAAAACTTCCAGCCTTGGATTCCTTAACGCTGATCAACTCCATCGGCATTTCAATACCGTTGGTGCTGTTTAATACTACACTGCTTGACTCGACAGGAGCCACTGCCATTAGTGTGCCATTGCGTATACCATACTGCTTCATACGTTCACGCAATGGTTCCCAATCCATACTGGGTGTAAAGTCAGTCAACTCATCTACACCCTTATTTCTACGTTCCCACGGAAAGATTCCCTTACCATAGTAGGTATAACTGCTGCGTTCACAAGCACCACGCTCCTGTGCCAGTTCTACACTGGCTTCAGTGAGATAATATGCTTGATGTTCCATCCAGCGTTTGACTTCTTTGAGAGCATCCTCTTCCCCATATTTAAGATGACGGCGAGCATGCCAATATGCTAGATTAGTAATGCCGACTCCTAGTGGTTCAAATTCACTATTGGCCAATTTACTTTGAATACTGAGGAAGTCTTGATAGTTCAACAGATTGCTTAGGCTACGAACCAACACACGGCATGCACGACGCATTTGTTGAGGATCTTTAAACGCACCCCAATTTATGCTGCCAAGAGTGCAAAGAGCAATACGTCCCTCCGAGTCTTCAATTCTTTGGAAAGGTCGGGTGGGTAAAAGTATCTCTTGGCATAAATTTGATTGATATATAGGATCCAAGCTCGTATCAAACGGTCCCTGATTAATGACGTTGTCGATATTGACAAGATAAATTCTCCCCGTATCAGTTCTTTCCTTAAGAATTCCGTTTTTGAATATCTCATCCGCTGATACGACCTTCTTTTTAATTTTCTTATCGAGTTCATAGTTTAAGTATAGACGTTCAAATTCGGCACTATCTCTGTAGTACGCTTCATAGAGATCCGGCACTTCATGTGGATCAAACAGTGTGATCATTTCTTTGTTTTTGTAGCGACGCCAGAAAAGAGCACTGACTACTACGCTGTAATCCATCTGTCGGACACGAGTTTCTTCTGTGCCTTGGTTGTTTTTCAGCACAATGAGATCTTCAAACTGATAATGCCAAATAGGGAAAGTCACGGTACAACTGGCGTTGCGAATACCGCCTTGACTGCAAGACCTTAGATCGGCAAACCATTTCTTTAAAAAGGGTATCATACCCGTATGCTTAATTTCCCCATTGCGAATTGGGGCTCCTAAGGGACGAATTCTGCCAATTTCTAGACCAATTCCAGCTCGTTTCGAAGCATATTTTGCCATCATTTCGCCACTTGCAAAGATGCTGTCTAAAGTATCGTCACTAGATATAAGAACGCAACTGCTAAACTGCTTAGTAGTGGTTCCGAGACCAGCCAGTACTGGAGTCGCCAAAGTAAAATGTCCATCGCTGGCACACTGATAGTAATCTTTAACATAGCTTAATCTCCGATCTTTAGGTTCATTATGGAATGCCGTGGCTGCTGCAATAGCATAACGAATCTGCGGAGTTTCGTATATTTTACCGTTTGCACGATTTTGTACCAGATATTTTTCTGTCAGTTGTGCTATGGCAGCATAGGTATAGTTTTCGTCCTTATCGTGATCAACCAGCATTTCGATGGCATTCCATTCGCTTTCATCGTACCACTCCAATAGTTCAGCGGTATACATTCCAGCGGTCACGTTGGTTTTTACTATATCATAGATGTGGGGAGGATGATAACTGCCGTAGACTTCTTTACGCAACATGCTGACACGCTGACGTCCTGCTACATATTGATAGTTGACATTGTTGATGTCAGGGTTTTCGGTTTCGTCTATGAGGTTGACCATAGCTTTGAGCAGCAGTCCATCTATGGTTTCTGTGGTCATCCCATCATATATTTCTATTTGAGCTTTGATTTCAATCATAGACGGACTCACTCCGTCTATACCACGGCAAGCATGGGCTACCTGTCTCTGTATCTTACTAATATCCAGGGGAACACGATCCCCATTCCTCTTGACCACTGTGATCATAGGATTACGCCTTTTTGTTAATGAGAAAGATATTTACCTAGGAGGTGAAAGTTCTATTAGGTTTTCCAGATCAAACGATTCGGGAATCGAATCGGCAGTAACAGGACCAACATCACTGTAATTTATAACCCAGGTATTATCTACACACACTATATTATACTGTCTGCTTCGATCATTGTCTACGAGAGTTTTAATTTCAATAGCCGAATCTCGAAACTTCTGAGTCATTTTTAGTGTCCATCCTATCATTAGTGCTCGAGTAAAGTCATCGTATTTGTTTTCAGCAATAATTTCCCAAGGACTGGGCCAGCTACGATTATGGTAAGGATCAATTTTTTGATTATGAGGAACAAATGGAGCTGTATGCCATAGGTCCCAAGTGTCCTGTAGTGGATCATCTGAATTGTCTAAATTTCTACGATGATCGATCCAAGACTCTAGTCTTTTTTCAATCGGTTTATTAAACATTTAGATAGTCATTAGGTTAGCTTGATAGTCTATGCTTAGTGTTGTATTGCCTATACCTGCTGCAGATCTCACATAGGTAGTGGTTGAAATTGTAGTTACTGTGGTTGATACAACTACAGAGGATGTGCCGGTCCAGCTGATTGAAGTTATATTTCCTCCAGGTAATGACACATTTAATACAGATACGTATACTGAAAATGTAGAACTAGCCCCAGGTAGATATGTACCTCTTAGTGTTATCAGATCACCGACATAATAATTACTACCAGGATCAGCAATGGTTACTATATTGTATGTAGAACTTCCGGCTGTATTAGTAACTGTAAATGCAGCCCCGGTGCCTGCTGGTGCAATATTGGCCAATTTAAATTTGACAAAAGTATTAGTAGTGTCAACTATAGGTGTTAACCATGCAGCAGGGCCTTCATTAGTCACATAATTATAGTTATCAGTGAAGCTGACAATGGGATTAGTTCCTTCTTTAATATAGATATCTAGATTACCCTTGCGATCAACTGTATAATTACTGTTTATCAATGTGTTATAAATGTGATATTTTACAGTGAGATATTGCTGCTTGCCGGTTAGAGGCCAAATCATTACAGTAGCAGTGGTTCCACCTGCTATATTTTTAGACTGCATGGCATTGTTAATAGACGAATGTCCTATCATTAATGGCTTATACACAGTAGCAGTAATATCGGCTTTGGTCAGATGCCATTCTAATCTGTCAAAATAATCGTCCTGACTGATGTTATTTTTGCTAAAAAAGGCTATTACCTCAGTACCTGTACTAGTTGTGCGACCGTCATCAACACCATTATTGCCCACGTTGATAAACTGGTTATTCATGCTGACATGACTAGTGGCAGTGAATGAAGTATTAGTTCCTACAAAAATTGCCTGGTTAGCAATGTTTTGAAATTTGTTGTTTATAATTCTAGCGAATCTAGGACCTATTAATGCCGGCAGTGTCAAATCTTGAGAAAATACAATACCTCGATGGCACCGAACAAATTTATTATTACTGATATAATGATTAAAGGTATCATAGGCAGATGTTATACCATGATAAAGATTTTCAAATTGACAATTATCTATGGTTATATTTTCCGAAGTTGATGCCTGATAACCTCTAATATCGATACCTACATAGGTGCTGGTTGTGATATCACCAATATCATAGCATCCTACAAATCTAACATCTCGTATTGCCGAGTTAGTCGAACAATCTAAGCTGACAAAACTTAATCCCAAGGATATGGTAGAAGCATGATTCAGTGTCAGTTTTTCAATGTTTACATAATCAGGGTAGGGCAGTGTAGCCATAGGAGTAGAGAACATTCCATAGGTACTAGTTGTTCCATCTATAGTTTGAAAAAAGTGTGAACCTGTAGAAATTTGGTCAATTACGGTTTTACCAATTCCTTCACCTAAAATGGTAGTATATCTAGGAATAAAGATCGTAGATGATATCTTGTAAGTCCCTCTAGGGAAATATAATACTTTTTCAGTGTTGGTTAACCCTAGAGGAAATACTTTTCTAAATAGATTGTTAATGGCAAGTTGAATAGGAAGAGTATCATCATCTGCTCCGTTACCCGTTGCGCCAAAATCTAATACACTAACAATACCATCTAGTTTTTGCTGCACAGTTCGTTGAATTTCTGTGCCAAAGATTGTAGTAGTTGTTATATATGTGCCGGCTCGATAGGTATAGGCAGTTGCTGTATTTAATAAAAATGGGGATGATGAAGACGACTGAAATATGTTTCTTAGATCATTTTCTGTAAGAATTCTTACGTTGGCATCTCTGCTGCCACCGTCAATTCTTCTAAGACCAATGTATAGGTGCTCAGTGTCCGATGCCCAGCCAAATTCACCACTGTCAAGTACCGGAACTCCTGTTTGATTTTCTTGTCCTCTGCGAACCTGTATCTTTGCAATCTCGATTACGGCCATAGATTCATATCCCCTTATAGGATATTTATCTATCCATTCATATCGTAGTACTCTTGAACTTTAGTGAGCCAAAGATCCTGATACTTGTTGAAATCTTCTGGCAGTAGATCAAATTGTTGATACTGTAGATCTCTACTGCACATAAACACTACACCACGACGAATATCAGTACCATAGACTTCATTGTGTGCCAATATATAGGCAACTAACTGTATTCTGTAATCATCTACCCATTCTGATTTTTTGGGCTTATTTGTCTGCTTGTGATCAAACACGGCTGGGACACCATCAAATACACCAATACCGTCTGTAGTACCTGAATACAGTCCGGGAAAATACAAACTCTGTTCTAATGCCCAAACTTCGCTGAGTTTGCTCAGTCCATTTTCAATTATGATATCGGCCATGGCATTAGCCTGTATATGCACAGGATTATTTCCTGGCTGTCGTTGCTCTCCAATAATAAATCGTTCCAAATTGGCATGCATGGCCGTACCTACCCCGGCCGCCTCTCTGGTAATTTGATTGGCATTTTCTTCACCAATTCTTTTTCGCCACTCGTTCAATGCTGTCATGTCTTTGGTAGCACCCAGTATGGTTGTAACACTGGGTAGAGACTCACCGTCAGGTGTTACATAGACACGTTTGCGAGTTACGGGATCATTGACCTGTCGGCAGTTTTTATATTGGAAACGCTCCACAAAGGGAGGAGGATTATAAGTTTTCATATCTAGTAATTATACTAGAAATAAACAGATTGTCAAGTTTTTGATCCACCAACCGGGCTGATTTTGCTGTTGCCTTTGGCCATTGCATCAACATTAGGGCCTTTACCTGATGCTGCTGCAGGAGCTTCTGGATTAGGATTGTTAAGTGTAATTTGGCCCTGATCATCGATGTCTATAACATCGCCGGTGGGATCAATTTTGTCTTTGAACAGTTTTAAGGTGGCCATGTCGGTAATACTGAATCCCAAATCTTTAGCTATGTTTTTGATCACGTCTAAAGATATAGCCTTACCGGGAGCCTGCCCTTGTCTTACGGCCAGGGCACTTCGTAAAGACCCAATGTCATAACTTGGGTCTTCTAACAGTTCAACAATTTTCATCTGGACAATTTGCTGATAATGCTGTGGCTTTCGCGTAGGCGAGCTTTTACACGGCTTTCACGTAGATCACGGCCAGCAGCAGCATCACCACCAGCAGCAGCATCAGCAGCGGCAAACTCATCACCGCCTTCAGGCTCATTCATCATGTCTGGTTCGGCAACAGGCATTTCTGGCTCAGTGCCCATTGGATTAGTAGGCATCTGCTCACCGGCCAATGTGGCCACCGCATTGCTGATGGCTTCACGTTGTTGTGTCAGCATTTCAAGAGCAGCAGTTAACGCTGGACCAACTGCCTGTTTAAATGCTTCTGCTTCTACTGGGCCAAAGTCAGCACGGATCTTGTCGCTGAGTTCGATCATGCTCTTGGTCTGATACTGACCGACACGCTGCATCCAGCTGGTAAAATCATTGACAATGTCACCTGCGGCTGTAATGCTCTTGGCCTTTTCTTCTTCATTTTCACTCAGTAGATATGCTAGGCTTTCATTGACAACACGAACATGGTGTTTGAAAATCTGCTGTGATTCTTCCAGCTTGCCCTGCTTCTTTAATTTGTTACGAACAGCACCTGCCACACGCTCGCCGGCTTCTTTACTGCCATAACGCTTACCTGCAGATTTAGCAATCTTAGCAAAGTTCTTGCCAGGCTTGCCTTCGTCCTTGCCTTCATCTAAATCACCAAAAGCCGAACCATTTTTTCCATAAAAATAATTTGCTACTTCGTCTGTTACACGAGCTTGTTCTTGGGGTGACAAACTGCCAAATACTCGTCCTAGAGGATTTTTTCTCAAATAGTGCTCAAGATCCATTGGATCCGTAATATCATCACTTCTTACATCTGGTGGCAATGCTCGAATTATTTTATGTATTAAATCAGATGTTGGGATTACATCACCTTTGTATTTTACATCATACATACGGCCCATTGCAGCGGCTTGTTCGTATGCCTCCTGCTTGGAGTCAAACGGACCTTCGACTACATCTCCCTCTTCGTCAACCACATAAAATCCTGCTTGTTCAGGATCGATACTTTCATACACTCCCATTCCGCACTCTTTTAATCCATGTACTGGACATTTTTTACCTTTGGCAGTATGATTACATTTTTTCTCAGCGGCTTCTCCCACAGCACTTGGACGGCTGGCGATTCTTTCATAGCGATCTTGGTCAATTTGTTTGCCGTTGTAAAAGTATTGCGTTTCTCCGCCCTTACGAACTTTTCTTAGACCTGTATATTTGGCACGTTCGGTTTCGTCGTCATGTCTGGCCTGTGTATCGGCTTTGGTACGAGCACCGCTGCCTGTGTCACGATGTGGTTCGCTGGTAAATTCTCCACTCTTTTTGGTATAACGAGTAACGCCAGGTTTAACTTCTTTTTTGTTGTACTTGCTCTTAGTATCCTGATCACCACCGCGACTTCTTAGATCCTTAGTGATCTCTTCTTCATCGCCCTCTCTCATAGATTCTGTTTCAATCTGTTTTTTCTTAACAACATTGGTTCCGGGAATTTTTGATCCTATCGGAATGCTTTTATCTGCCAGACCACCTGTGACAGCATTACCTTCAAATTCTTTTCTATCTTTTTTGATGGCTTCCTTCATCTTGGAATCCTTTGCGGCCCGCTTCATTGGCTCGGCCTTGTTACCATCATGGTCAAGATCTAAAAAGTCCGGTTTGGATCCTTTGGCCTTGGCGGAATGTTTGACATCACGCACTCCCTTTTTGGCTTCGTCTAATGCGACTAATTTGTCTCTGAGTTTTTTAATGTCTTCGCCTAGCATTTCTTTAATCCTTGTGTTGAGCAACTCTAACATTGCTTTGTCTTTTTGGTAAGTTTCATTGGTCAGTAGATCATTGATGCCTGCACGACCTTCATGTTGAAAAATACGAGTACGTAATTTATTTCTAAAATCTTCCAGCTGTTCTCGATCGTATTTGTTAAGATCGACACTGACACCAAACTGACGACCAATGTTTTCCTTTAGGGTTGCACTGCTGAGAGGTTGATTAAAATCGCTGGTTTTCATATTTGACCCACCAAAAATAGATAATTTTATTTATGCTATCTTGATCAGTTTGTCAAAACCTTGTTGTATCTGCTGTTGATAAACTTCTTTTCTCTGCTTGGCTGTTAGATACTTTTCATTCATTAATTCGGCTCTTTCATAATTCTTCTGTTTTTGACAGCGAATGTAGTTGCGTTTGTGCAGAGTTTCGTCAAACTCATAATATCCATACTTGCGATCTAGTGTGATAAGATCTTGATCAGTCCATTGTCCCAAGGCCAATTTGTTGGCTATCAGAGCAGCGGTTTGAGGTAGATTAATACCATCGGCCATGGATCTATCCAGCCGATCTAACACACTGTAAAAACCAGTGCTGTGTCTAACTATGCTGTAGCTGCCTACTCTGATGACACCATTCTCACTGCGACGAGCGGGAACAAAACCTTTGTTGGTCAATTTTTCTGTGACTCGTTGATTTATCTGTTGTATTTGTTTTAATATCTGTTCTGGAGATTGATTCATTTTACTGTGGGGGAGCGGTACCTGGTGCGATTTGTTGTCCAGGTTTTTGTGCGGTCATCAATTTGATTTTAGCATCTAAATTAGGATCTTTCAGCATGGCCGGAGCCAATTTGGCCATTGTGGCCTGTTGTTGAGGATTTAGAGTTTTACCATTAGTGCTGGCCTGGTAAGCACTGATAAAGTCATTGACTTCTTTGGGATTTTTAGTAACACCGGTTTGTTGCAGTGTTGCTGCCAGTTTTTGCATATTGGGATCAGCGGCAGGAGTTGAGCTAGTAGCACTAGCAGGTTTATCACTGGGTTGATTACTGACAGTGGGCACCGTAGAAGGGTTAGCGGCTGACCCTACTGAGGATACTGGGGTTTGTTCTAATAATTCTTGTATTCGCATCAATCACAGCTTGTTCATAACCACAATGATCACACTAAAAACACCTGTCATTACTGTTCCTGCGGTGCCAATTAGAACCTTGACCATGCTGTTGTGACTTTTTTCAATGGTTTCTTGCAGCTTGCCCACTTTAGATTCAATGGTGTCAAGTCTGATTTCAATTTGATCATAGCGTTGGGCACACAGTTCCACATGTGCTTCTAGGTTAGTTTTTTCTATGTTTGTGGTGCTCACTTCAAAAGGTCTCCAAAATAGGTCGAAATTGGCTGATTTGCCTAATGTGCCTAACTTGCCTAAATTGTGCCTTTAAGTGCCTTAATGACGGTGTTTTTATATTCAGGATCTTTTAAATCAAAGATTGCCTTACCAATATTTATCGTCTCTGTTAGATTTTCTACTACAGGAACTTCGTGTAGATCCTCTACGAGGCATCCTACAGAATCGAAGCCATCCTGGTAAACTCCTTCTCGATCCGGACTAAATCTAAAAGTCCAAACTGTGTGCTTACCTTTATATTTAGTGCCAAAACCTAGATTTTTAATATCCGTTACTTCTTTTTGAGGATCAGTATCATAGTTAATGATGCTTCTTAGTTCCACACACTGTTTCATAGTGGTAAAATTTCTGTACTGATCATGCTCCTGCAAAGAGCCCTGTCTAGGTCTAATAACCTTGGTATTAGTGATATCTATTAGAGTTTGAATTTCGACGACCTGCATAATATACCTATATAAAGTATTTATGTCATAAAAAAGGCGTCCTAAAAAGAACGCCTTTGATTAATCTAGTGTTAGATTATAGTGTGTAGTTAGTGACTGTGGTAGCAGCCATGTTAACACCCTGAATTGTGGAACTACCGTTGTAGGTCACAGCCTGGATTAGATCCTGTAGGTTCTTGGCCATTGTCTCTTGGTTAGTACCGTCATAGTCATCTGTAGGATAAGCACCACCTAGAGCAGCAACAGCAACACGGATTGCAGTACCCGGTTGTGGGTTACCTGTACCAGTTGTAGCAGAACCCATTACTTCAATGCTAGTCTGCTGTTGAATAGCTTCGAAAGCCTTGGCCACTGGGCTAGGTGTACCTGTGCTGGTTGCAGTCAATAGGTTAGTAACTGTGGTGCTAAAATCAATTTGAAAAAATTGTAGAGTAACACCATTCTTAAAGAATGGTAGAGAAACTGCTTCGTTCTTTTTGGTCAAAGTTGCCATTTTAAAAATCTCCTTGTTTTTTAAGTTCCATAGGCATGGAACTATTGTTTTTATTTAGCCCTATTGAAAAAAATTCAGGTATTAGGGTCCGAATTATCATCTTCTACAATACGAAAATTTTTATGTATTTCTCGACTGTCTCGCAGTTTTCTAATACCACGTACAAATTTATTAGGGTCACTGGCTTTGATACTGTTGAGCAATCTGCGTTCTAGTTCATGTGCTTGATCTTCTGGAAAATTTTCTCTTATGATAGACAGCAGATTTATAGCACTGTTGATAACATGAGTAGCACGACTTTCAATGACCTCTTCGCTGTTGCGTTTAACAGACACAGCATTGAGTTCTTCTAGAAGGCTTCGAGTAATTTTTTTCAATTTGGTTTCCTCTGTAATATTTAGCCCAGGCTATAGCGGTTGTAAGTATTCACTTAATTCAGGCCAAAATAGGTTGCTTTTTGCTGCATTGCCACATAAAATAGATAAGTAAGTAAGTAGAAACCATGAGTCACTCTACCATAAACCAAAGGAGAACACACAATGTTTAAGCTATTTGACAAGTTCATCGATTTACTAGACCGTTTTACTAATCACCAAACAGATTTGGAGAGATACATCACAGCCCACAATCCTGTGCATGGCGGCGATGTTGACAATCTCATCCGTCAATTCACATACGGACGTAAGGATGCATTATGAAATATATCCGTAAATTTTATGAATGGTTAGCGGTTTGGAGCGAAGTTGTTTACGAATATCGCAAACGTAATAATATTAATCACTACTATTAAGGAGTCGTTATGGGCAGTTTAAATTTCATTATTGCCTTGATATATTTTTTAAAGTTTGATCCTAAGAATTTCGAGGTGCATCCATGAAAAAGGCAAATAAATCAGTTGCTATCTAATTGACATAAGTATATAATATAGGACAGATACACATTATGATTAATCCCTTACTACCATGGTTTAAGCCCACCATGAATACAGATTTTTTTATTGATGCATTTCAAGGTGTCAAGCGTGATTTAACTGACAAGATCATTACAGATCCTACACTAAATCGTGCTGCTCATAATTATATCAATAGTCAAACTGAATTTGCCAAGATGCTGACTAAAAATACAGTTGATCTTGCTCACTATTCTATGGATTGTATTACAAACAGATACTTTCCCAAGAAGGCGTAATCCACCTTACGGATCGACATTAACACACACATAGGAGAAATAAAATGTCAGACTACACACCAAAACTTCCGGATGTAAAGTTCAACAAGAACGGATATGAAATCCGCACAGAAATCCTCGATATGGCCAAGGGCCTTATGATGGAGGAATACCACGCTAAATTCCACGGTTGGGAAATCTCGGCACAGCGTGATGAAAAATCAGGACAGGTCGTTACCACAGTAGGTATGCCACAGTTTCCTGGCCTTGAGCAAGTGCTATCTACAGCAGAAAAGATGTACGGCTTTGTTAATCAAGGCGTTAAAGCAAAATAATAACAATTAGTGCATAGCACCATAGGGCCTTCGGGCCCTATTTTTTTCTACCTCTACGCATGTTAGCCTGCCATCTGGCCAACTGTGCTTTACGTCCCGATCCGTGCCCTATTTTATCCAATGTACTTAAACTGGCTTTTTTAGGAATACCGTGTCTAGCACTGTCTCCCTTGTCTTGAGGATTACGACCATCAGCAAAGTTTTCAGGTAGGCCTAACAATTTCTTTCTAGCAGGACTGGTGTTAACTCTGAGTGCGGCATGGGGTACCTTGGTATTTTTTTCACCATAAACGTCACCGATCTTGAATAAATCGCCGGGATTAGCACCAATTCCGTAATTAATATCTACATTTTCGTCTAAATTTGACAGGTAATTATAAACAGTACGTAGGCCCTTTTCATCTAGATCATCTAGGTGTTGTTTGCCTGTAAGCCGTTTGGTTAAGGATAAAAATTTAGGATCATTGTCCCATTTGACCTTTTTACGATCTGCAAGATCATGTATAGCATCAGGAGTTAGGCCTTCCATGATGGGTTTACTTCTTAGGTAGTCGGGATATTCTTTGTTAAAATGACGCATGACCACACCAGCCAACTGATGTGCTTGATTTTCTTCAGGACTGCCAGTATCTCCACTATGTACGTTCAATTGATGTTCTGTGTCCTGTTTGTAGTGTACTAGCTCGTGTGCTATGGTACGCAATATGTCCACAGGATGCCGACCGGCCAGTCCTATGTGCATGATATTTTGACCATTTTTGTACATACCAAAGGTAGGCTGATTAGGACTGTCAACATAGTCGTCGAAATAAAATTTTGGCAGTGACTGTAGTTCTATGGTCTCCATAGCAATGGGCAAAAATTTGCCAAACATTTCTTTAAAATCTTCAAATGTATCGGTGGCAAATTCAGTTAGTCGCATAGTTTGATATTTATGTCAAAAAGAAAGACCACACATGGAGGCCTTTCTCTCTGCAGCAAAAACCTATTAGGCCTGTGCTTCTGTCCAACTGATACGTGCGTTAATACTGTTAGTCGCCGAAGCAAATGGTTGGCAAACAATGGTTAGAATGTCCGGACCATCTGGATATCTGTTGGTACCCGTTGTACTGGCAAAGTTACTGGTTCCGCCACCTAGAATACTGTTACCTAGATCTCGCACCAGGCTCAAGTCTTGGCTGGTCACACCTGGAGTGCTGGTCCAGAAACCAAATATAGTTTCGCCGCCTGCAATCCTATCTGATGTAGCATGAGCGGCTACTTGTGCTAAACTAGATCCACCTGCTGGTGTAAACAATGGAATTCCTGAAGTAAAGAATCCATTCAGTCGCAGGGTAACCAAGAAGCTCATGTTAGCTCCTGTAGTAAATGCATCCATCTGTACCAGTGTCAGCTGCATACGATTGACCAACTCACGTGCTCCATAGAAGCCAGTAATACCACTGTCAACACTAGGAGAAATACGAATACTGATCAGTGGAAACTGTGTACCTAAAGCTAAGTTGGTGAAAGTAGTCTGTTGTCCTGCAACGAACACTAACGATTTATCACTGTCAAAACGTCCGTCCATCATAACCGAACTACCCCAGTGGCTAATTGTGTTGCTACACTGTGGACTAAAGAATGTTACAGCATGCGGTGCCGTAGCACTCAACGTAAATGTAGCGGCAGTACTGGTACCACCGCCTCCGACTAATCCCAACGGACCTGATAGATCCTGTCGTGCTCTGGTTAACCCTGTAAATGTAGTAGCAGTTTTACCAGTGTATCCAATATACTCGATCACTGAATTGGCATTACCTGAAGCGCTGACCACTGCGGTTCCTGTTGAAGGAAATCCCTCAGTTGACGCAACCTGTATGGAACCAGTTTCACTGTTGCTCAAGGTTGCTGTCAGTTTAGTAAAGGAAGCAATGGTACTGACCTCGTAACGTCCTGGCAAGTTGCCTGAACGCATGAAAGCTTCGGTTTCCTTGTTAGCATGTGCCAATCTATGAACATAGAATACCTCACCTCTGCTATTCTTAAATCCAAAACGGATAGCACCAGCACCGTACCAAGTATAGTCAATGTACCACATCTGCATCTTGGTTACATCCCAGTTATAGAGACTGTTACCGGTTCCGTCGCAGCGATCAATGTTAAACTGACTCTGCGTGACCCTGACTTGGTCAATTCTGCTGATAATACACTGTGTTGGAGGAACAATTGAGACTCCTCTGTAGTCAGGATAGATGGTCATACTGGTGTTGCTTTCAATGCTGACCACAGTGTGACTGCTGCCGCGAATGCTTACAAAGTTACCTGGGCTCAACTGTGAGGCCCACTGTGTGTTAATGCCTGTACAGACATATCCACCGTTACCTAGAGTAGCGATGTAACCGAACAACTGGAATGTAGCACCTTTTTTATTGACACTTAACACACTACCGTCATACTCCCAGAAGAATCCGTTCTGTTGATCAAACATGCCCAATCTAATATAAGATCCGTCCCACTGGAATGGCTGAACCTGGTAGGGGCCGGTGGCCGGACTGGTCAAGGTCGGAGCATACCCTATATTAAATGTAAGGTCAGTAGGAGCGGCATTGATCACCCATGTGCCATTATACCCGCCTTCATTGGCGAACTGAATCTTAATTCTGGCCCCGGTGAACATGTTGTGCGGAAACTTGGTGGTCACTGTGATTAAACCGCCCGACCATGTTAGGTTATCTAAAATAAATGGACTGGTCATACAACTACCAGTGCTAAACTGAATACCTTTACCAGATTGGTAACGGAAGTATCTACGTGTCTGTCGTATCAGCTGATTACCATGGTATGGAGCACCTGCGGTAAAATACACACCTCCATCAAATGGTCTATGAATAGCATTACCCCAGGGCCTAGCAAAAATCATGTTAGCACTGTATATGAAAGTAGTAGCTACGTTAGAAGTCACCCCTGCAGTATAACCAGTACCGGACTGATAGATCTGCCAACTGTTGGGAACACCTGCGACTACATTGTTAACTCTCAAGAAACAGTTAAGGCCACCGGCACCTACTGACACTACGTCACCTAATTTATAGTTAGAGCCAGCAGTAGTACCTGTTGTAACTGTAATAACTCGTCCAGCCGAATCAGCAGTAATAGTAACCGTTGCTCCACTAGCACTGTAGTTAGGACTAAAACCACCAGTGACCGCTACCGGGGCCGCTGCTGCCTCAAAAGTAAACTGGCTGGTCGACGGTGTAGTTTTGATAAAGTATCCACCATTGGGATTAACACTGCTAGCACCTGTAACGTTTGTTATATAGATGGCATCACCTATGCTGAGCCCATGATTGTTAATGGTGGTCACAGTCATAGTCGTAAGTGCAAGGTTGGTGCTGGTAAAGGCAGCGTTGGTCACTGTTGAACAAAGAATACCTGCACCTGTGTAAAAAGTACCTTGGAACAGATAGGTCTTGGTCTGATCAAAAATGCTGCCGTTGGTCACATTGGCCCTAGCATAGTAAGTAATGCTGGTATTGACCACAACTGCTTGTGGAAGGTACCATCCGTTGGCATTAGGGTCTGTAGTATCTTGAATAAAAATCGGAGTGCTGGTATCAATACCAGCAGTACTGGCCAGCGTGATAGTGACCAATCTGGTGCCGTTACCTGTAATGGCCGTAAATGTTATAGGAGCCGTTGGGTCAAAGAAAGCACTTGGTCTGTTATTCATCAGATTCAATGTTTCCCACTTGGTAGGCTGCACGCCATATTCAAAGTCAGTGTCGATCAAACTCTGTGGTTGACTGACTCTGAACTTGCCCACCGGATCCATGTAAGTTTCTGCGGGTTGGAAAGTTTCATAGACATCTTCAATGATAATACTGAGCTTGTCACCTGAGCTGGCTCCGACTGTACTGGTACTTAAAGTCATCACAGTTGATTCAACGTTTAATGCAGTGGTCGCTGTAAACTGTGCAAACGTTAATCCTGAATCAGCAAAGTTGTAATAGACCCTGTTAGATGTCACATTAGTAATTAAAATTACCTGCTCTCTCCTTAGAGCCTTACCAGTTAAGGTAATGGTGGCTGCTCCGGGAGAGCTTGATGGTGCAAATGAATATGCTTCTAGTAGTAAGTGCTTGGCCATGTCTCTATTTCCTAATAATTGTTATATTTAGTTACCGCTGCTGGGAGTAACATCCACTGGGCTACCGGAAACAGGATTTAGCCAAGATATTCCGTCACTTTCGAGATGATGTTTAACGGCAAAAATAATCATGCCATTGTAATTTAATACTTCGGCAGCGTCACCTGTAAGTCTAGCACAACGATCTAGTGCTTCACTAAAAGAAAGCCCATTGATCTGATAGAAATGTGTATGACCAGGAAAAGCTGCATCGAGCTCGGCAAATGTTGACATAGTGATTGTTCCTTTTAGAGAAATTGTTAACTTTATTTAGTCAATTCCAAAATTGAATAGGCTCTTTCTTCTGTGCAGCGGGATCCTGAATGCCCACACTGCCCAACTTAAAGTTACCTGTATGCAGTTTAATGATTTGTCCGCGACCTAATACCAATTTGATTGAAACGTCGTCTGTTAATTTATAAATCGATCTAGAACCAGTAATTGATAGATTTTCTGTAACTAACTTGTTCCTATCAGCCTTTAATATAGCAAAGGTTAATAATTTAGCTGTTGTAAATATCTCGCCTGTAGGTATTAATTTTAATGGTATTTTAACCTTTCCAACTTCTTTAAACACGGCCGGTTCCGCTTTTAATTGTACTAGCTGTTTATAGGCCAGATTACTGATTTTAGGAGTATCAAATATTTCAATACTGCTGTCTAAATAGGTAGTGGTTTGTGAGTCAGTTACAGTCTGTGCCACACTGACCAAAATATTAAGGTTATTAGTGAATACTAGATCGCCTGGATCAGTGAACGTCACTGACGTATCGGTAGCAAATATAACTGTGACCTGTTTAACATAGTTGCGAGAGTAATCAGCTAATCTTATTTGCTCTCCTGTTGTAAATTGTTTCAGTGTCTGTCGAGCAAAGATCAAAGTAGTCGTAGAATCAGTAACAGCAGTAGTGGTCAATATATCTCTGTCTTCAATATACCATGCCACAGTATTAGCTGTAGATGTAGGTTTGTTGATGGCTAAAATAGGAATCGAACTATCTACATAAATGGTATTAGTAACTGCTACTGTGCGAGGACGTGGCAATTTCTTACCAAATATAGCCTTGGTAACCAATGGTATCTTGTTAATATCTTGTCCAATAGCAGTGGCAGTGATTGTGGTCTTTGGTCTGGACCAATTTATGGTCATACCGCCCGTGCTGGGCAAATCGCCCGGGTTTAGAAATGTTATTGAAGAACTGGTGTAGGTAAAACTGGTAATGGTTCTGGTATACCCAATAGTGTTTTGAACCAACTGTACCACAACACCTGCCACTGAATCTGGTCCTGGTGTAAAATACAGTGTAATCAAAGATGATCCTGTAGGGAATAAATTTAGTACATCTCTATCTTCAATATACCATGCTACGGTATTAGCCGTAGATAAATCGCTACCTATAACTGCCACAGAATAGTTATCGTAGGTTACAGATGTAGTACTGGTCGATGTATAAGTAGGAGAGCTATAACTGCTGTCTGGTCTTAGCTGTATTAGAGATTTCTGTAAATTAGCTAGAGACTTTGATATGTTAGGTGGTCCATCTACTACTTTGAATGGCACCTTTCCAAGAATAGTCTGTAATTTTGTGGGATCAGGCCGAAGTGTAATTAAGGATTTGACCAAGTTACTAGATTTTGGTGATTCAAATACTTCTGTTGTATTTTCTAGATAGGTATCGGTTTGGAAATCAGTAACAGTTTTTGCTACACTAACTATTACATTAAGACTACTAATTTCGGGTAAATCGCCAGGATCATTAAAAGTAATTGAGGTATCAGTGGCAGATATTACAGTAAATTGTCTAATATATCCCATTCGATAATTGGCCAATCGAATCTGACTGCCTGCTGTAAAAGTCTGTATGTTCTGCTTGTCAAGGTAAATGGTCACTGTTGAATTAGCCAAATATGAAGTGCTTAATATATCCTGATCATTGAGATACCAATTGGCTGTATCTGCAGTTGATTCAGTACTACTACGACCAATAACAGGCAATAGAGTATCAACATCTATGGTTCTAGTTACTGTCGAAATACGAGCCCTTGGTAATTTCTTACCAAATATAACCCGGTTGACTAAAGGTATTTTGTTGAGATTTTGGCCAATGGCGGTGGCAGTAACTACAGTTCTTGGCTTAGACCAGGTTAATATCATCCCGTTGGTACTGAATATATCTCCTGGATTTAGGAATGTTATAGATGATCTAGTGGAGGTAAAATTGGTTATTACTCTGTAATAATTTGTAGGACCATGGGAAATAGTTATCGTTAACCCAGATAAAGAATCTTGAATTGGGTCAAAGAACAAGGTTAGTAATTTAGAACCAAATGGAGATACTGTTAATATATCTTGATCATCAATATACCAAGACACTACATCAGTAGTAACTCCTGTTTCGCTGCTGCTGGTAACAAGGGCATAATAACTGTCATAGACTACAGATGTGGTACTGGTCGATGTATAGATAGGCGAGCTATAACTGCTGTCCGGTCTAAGTATTGCTGTCGATATTACCTTACCTGGTTTAGAAATTAATGGAGGACTATCTGCTAATTTAAATGGAATCTTTCCAGATATTGTCTGTAATTTTACAGTATCAGGACGTAATTTAATTGAGGACTTGACCAAGTTGCTAGATGTAGGTGACTCAAATATTTTAGTGCTGCTATCTAAATAAGTAGTGGTTTGAAAGTCAGTAATGGTCTGAGTACTGCTTACAATAATTTTAAGATTGTTAGTACTGACTAGATCCCCCGGATCTGTAAATGTTACGGATATAGAAGTAGCCGATGACAAGGTGACTTGTTTAATATAGTTAAGATTATAGTCAGCTAATCTTATTACATCCCCTGCAGAAAAAATCTGTAGATTTTGTCTATTAAAAAATAGCGTAACTAGATTATCTGTAGTTACACTAGTAGTTAGTATGTCGGTGTCGTTGATATACCAATTAACAGTGTCAGCTGTCGGCCCTGGTCTATTAATAGCAGTTATAGGTATAGAAGCATCAACATCAATAGTTTTAGTCACCGAAGAAACACTAGCTTGTGGTAGTTTTTTACCAAATATAGCCTTATTGACTAATGGAATCTTATTATTATCTTGACCAGTAATTGTTGTAGAGATCACTGTATTTGATCTAGACCAATTTATGGTCATTCCAGATATGTCAGGTAGATCTGTCGGATCTACAAAAGTTATAGACGAATTGGTATAACTGAAACTGGTAATAATTTTAGAATACCCGGCACTCGGTTGAGATAGATATAATACAGCATCTAACATTGAATTTGCACTAGGTATAAAATATAGGGTAATTAAATTAATTGTTTCAGGAGTAACTGTTAATATATCTTGATCATTGATATACCATGCTACTGTGTCAGCTGTAGATAAGTTTCTACTAATACCTGTTACAGACACAGAGTAACTGGCATAAACAGTACTGCTTGTATCTACAGCAGTATAAGATTTTGTAGGATAAGAACTATCTGCTTTTAATACTTGAAGAGCTTTTTGTAAATTCCCAGATAATGCTACTGAAAATCTGCCTACTAGCGTTGAAGGAATACTGGTTTTACCAACAATTATTTTTGTCGTATCTGCCTTTAATGGAGAAATATTCTTGTTTATGGTGCTAATTGGTAGTTTGGCATTAGCATCACCTATTTGTTTTCCAAAGGCAGTTAATGTAATACCCCCATTTCTAATTCCAGGCCCCATTAGGGCATAATAGAGCACTTCTCTCGGACTCTGCGGAGCACGATTAATTTGTATAGAGGCCGTAGGGACCACAAAAGTCGAAGTGGTCACCGTAGAAGAAGAAAAATAATCAACAAAATAGATCAATTCTAAGTTAGAAGGTATAATGCTGCTTCGATCAGCCTTTAATCTAGTAGCGGCTTGTGTTAGCCTGTTAACAGTTAATCTGATACTGTCTGAACTCAGTTTGATAGGAACTCGGCCGGTTACACTAGCTGATAAATTGTTGGGCAAGGCCTTGACCACTAGAGATGGTGTCAATTTTGCCGCACTAGGAGTTCTCAAAGCTTCGCCAACAGTTAAATTCTTACCGGATCTTAGACCTGGACTGATATTAAAATAATACAAATTTTCTCTTGCTGTAACAGGAGCCTTGTTGGTAGAAATCAAAGCTATAGGGTATACAGAAGGAAGACCGGAAATGACTACATCGTTAGCCTCTGGTAGTATAGGTATAGAAGGATCGTCGTATACCGTAACACTGTTGTAATTAGACTGTACTACTGTAAAGGTATTAGCATATTTTGTTTTCTTGCTGGAAATCTTAACTGTGCTACCAGCTACAAAAGGAATGTAACTAGCATTAGTAGAAGTATTAGAAGGTAAAGTTAATGAATTATAATCTAATAAAAATGTTCTAGTAAGAGGAGAATTTTGATACGTTGAATAAGTCAGTATGTCATAATCGTAAATGTATGATTCTATGCTATTGCTAGTAGTTAAAACATTAGTCAATTGATATCTAACCGGAAAACTTATTTCACCAGGTAAGTCAGTATCATTAAAGAATTCTAAATTCCTATTGACCTCAACTGGTGCTATTCCGTAGAATCTATTGTCTCTGGCCCTTTGTTGAAGAGCATCAGTTGCAGGAACATTCAATCCGCTGGATAAAAATTTACCATTATAAGTAAATGTTACGCCGTATTTGCCTGGTGCCAATTGAGCATAGTATAATCTCTCCCTAGCTGTAGTAGGGGCTAATGTTGTGATCACCGATGTCTGTGTATAGACAAAGGTGGTGGTATTGACTGTTGATTCTAATCTACTGGTAGATGTCGAAAGAATTCCACCCGGTGCAATTGATCTACCATTATAAGTGAATGTTACACCGTATTTGCCCGGTGCCAATTGAGCATAATACAGTCTCTCACGAGCAGTGGTAGGAGCCAATGTTGTAGTCACCGATGTCTGTGTATAGACAAAGGTGGTGGTATTGACCGTTGATTCTAATCTATTGGTAGATGTCGAAAGAATTCCACCCGGTGCTATAGAACTACCATTGTAGGTTATTATTTGTCCATATCTGCCAGGAGCCATTTGAGCATAATACAGTCTCTCACGAGCGGTATTTGGAGACAGTGTTGTGGTCACCGATGTCTGTGTATAGACAAAGGTAGTGGTATTGACTGTTGATTCTAATCTATTGGCGGTATTGGTCAGTGTATAGGCTGAACTGATTGTTCGTGGGCTTCTAATCTGAATCTGTGATTTGATCAAACTGTTGACTGTCGGAATACTGAATATAGAAGTACTATAATCTAAATTGCTGATCGTAATATAATCAATGATATTTTGAGATTGCGTAGCAATTACATACATTCCGCTGATGCTGGGCAGATTTCCAGGATCGACAAAAGTAATAGAGCCGTCTGTAAAAGAAGTCAAGGTTACTAGTTGATTGTATCCTATATTACTGTTGAATACCCTAACTTGAGATCCTACCGAAAAATAGTTTTGATTCTGCTTGGCAAAATAAAGTGTAACTAATGCAGATCCTACAGAAATTACAGTTAAAATGTCTTGGTCATTGATATACCAACTGACTGTGTCTGCTGTTGATCCTGTTATACCTGTGACAGAAATTTGAATATCTGTATAAATTGTCCTAGTAGTTGCACTGGTGTAGGCCCGAGGAACTCGTTTACCAAATATAGCCTTGTTAACTAGAGGGATATTAGTAACCGTAGAAGAAGTAAATGGTACTCCTTTAATCAGTAAAGATCTTGTTAATTTCGCCAATCCACTAACGTTGGCTGCCGATACTAACTTAGCTGTGTTTTTAGATAAGGTTGATGGCGTTTGAATTCTAACCGAGTCAGCTTTTACAGATATTGCTCTTGACAATTTTGAAACTCTAGGTATATCAAACATTTGATTGCCACTGTCTAGATAAGCATAGGTTTGATAATCTAAAACATTCTGTGTTGTTGAACTTAGGATATACATTTCACCGATGCCGGGTAAATCACCAGGATCAGCAAAAGTTATACTGTAATTAGTGAGTGAAATTGCAGAAATTGATCGAATATAATTACTGGTACCGTTTGTTATTCTAATATTGCTGCCTAAACGACTATTGGCAAAGAAAAAAGTAACTGATGAAGGTCCTACAGGACTCACCGTTAATATATCTTGGTCATTGATATACCAATTAACAGTGTCTGCTGTGTATTTAGATGCAGATATGCCTATCACAGGGGTTACAATATCAGTGGTAACAGTTCTAGTTGTGGCTGTAGTAGTAGCCCTAGTAGATTTTTTTCCAAATATAGCCTTATTGATCAACGCTGTACCGGTTGCGGTAGTGTATAGATTGGCTCTCTGATTGTTGTCAGGCCTTAAGGCTATTGCTGAAGTTACTTTTCCAGTTCTAGTGACTATCGAAGGACCACTGGCTAATTTTACAATAGGTTTGCTGAGTAATCCAGACATCTTAGTAGCAGTAGACTCGGCCCTTAGCACTATTAGAGACTTAGACAAATTGCCAGATTTAGGAGTATTAATCAGCTCGTTGCTGCTTTCAAATCGAGTTATTGAACTATTGTCAACTATAGTTTGAGGTACAGATAATAAAACGCTTAATCCACTGATACTGGGTAGATCGCCTGGATCAACAAAAGTTATAGATGCATTAGTGGCAGCAGTCAATGTGACTAATTTAGTGTAACCAATGATCCAATTGAGCAATCTTATTTGTAGGCCAGCTGATAATGTCTGTAAATTCTGTTGAGCAAAATATAGTGTAACTGAAGATTCCTGAGACTGAGTCGTATTTAAAATGTCCTGATCATTAATATACCAATTAACAGTGTCAGCTGTTGATCCGCTGCGTCCAGTAACGGGCCACGGAGTATCTACATAGATAATGCTAGTAGTAGAAGTAGTATAGGCCCGAGGGATACGACTGCCGAATGTAATTTTATTAACTAAGGGATTCTTGTTAAGGTCATTTGAAGAAAGAGATGCGGTGATCACTGATCTAGCAGTTGTCCAATACAACGATATTCTATTGTCTATTGGGGATGAGATCGTGCCCGGGTCGACAATGGTAATAGAATTAGGTGTAAAGGATACTATCGATGCTATTGTTAAAGGATCACCATTTTGAGATTGTATTTTAACAACAGGCTGAGGGTTAACAATACTATTATTACCTATATATAGGGTCAGTAATGGCGTAGCAGGTGTGCTGTTTGTTATGACTAGTATATCTGTTTCATCATCAAGCCAATCAACAAGATTATTTGTATTACTGATTCCAGATCGAGCAGTAGTAGAAATTCTAATTACCTGTTCTATCACAGTGTCATAGACAATCTGCGTAGTATCAGTACTAACATAGGTTTTTGATGGGTATGAGCTATCTGGTCTTAGAGAAACTATGGGTTTTTGTAAATTACCTGATGTACCGGGAGACGTTTTACCTATTAACTTATTAACCGTAGATGTTCTTCCTACGGGTTGAATGCGAGTTGAATCAGATTTTAATTGTGTGATTACAGATAGCTTTGATGCTCTAGGCACATCAAACATTTGAGTACTACTATCTAAGTAAGTATAGGTTTGATAATCTATCACACTCTGTGTAGTTGAAATTATAATATACATTCCGCTAATACTAGGCAAATCCCCAGGATCGGTAAATGTAATCGATCCGTCAGTACTGGATATTACTGAAATTGATTTAAAATATCCAATATTGGTGTTGGTTAGTTTGATTGTGCCTGAAATAACATATGATATTTTGGCAAAATACAGTGTAACCAACGCAGATCCCAAAGGAATCACGGTCAGAATATCTTGATCATTAATATACCAATTAACTGTATCCGCAGTAGATCCACTTATGCCAGTTATAGGAATCGAAATGTCGGTAGTAACTATCCTAGTTGTAGCGGTAGTAATGGCTCTAGGAAGTTTTTTCCCGAATATGACCTTAGTAACTAATGGTGCCTGTGTAGCAGTCGAGAAGGTAGTGGTCCTTTGATTGTTATCTGCCTTTAGAACTGCAAATTGTTTTTGCAAACTAGCCGAAGTTGTTATATTAGTACCTGCAATTAATTTTGATATTCTGCTGGTTTTTCCCGGGGTTTGAATACGGACAGTTTCAGCAAACAATTGTTGTTTAACTGGTCTGATACTGGTATTACCTGATGTTGGTGTATAGAATATTTCAGTGCTGCTGTCTAAATAGGTAACAGTAGAATAATCTATCACATATTGGCTAGTTGTTCCTATAATAAACATGTTGCTGATGCTGGGAAGATCACCGGGATCAGCAAATGTTACAGAATTTTCTGTTTTAGAAATTATAGAAACCTGTTTTGAATAACCTATATTTGAATTGATAATTTTTATAGTACTGTTGTTTATGATCACGTTGTCTGCAGGTCTAGCAAAATAAAATGTAATCAATGCAGAGCCTACAGGGATTACGGTTAATATGTCTTGATCATTGATATACCAGCTGACTGTATCTGCGGTAGAGCCAGTTCTACTGATTACAGGTATCTGAACGTCAGTGGTAACTAAATTAAAAGTGCTGCTGGTAGTATAGGCTCTGGGGAGTTTTTTCCCAAATATGGCCTTATTGACTAGAGATATTTGTGTAGCAGTATTATAGATGCTAGATCTCTGATTATTGTCTGCTCTTAAAGCAGTTACTGGCTTCTGCAGATTAGCAGGAATATCTATTGAGGTTCCAGCTACCAGTTTAGATATCTTAGAAGATCTAATCAATGTGCTGCTGGTAGGAATATCAAATATTTTGTTACTGCTATCATAATAGGCAACAGAGGAACTTTCAGTTACAGTCTTAGGAACAGACAACAATATATTCATACCACTAATGCTGGGCAAATCACCTGGATCAACAAAAGTTATAGATGCATTAGTGGCCGCAGTCAATGTAACTAATTTGGTATAACCAATAACCCAATTGACCAATCGAATCTGAAGGCCAGACGATAATGTCTGTAAGTTCTGTTGAGCAAAGTATAGAGTAACCGTTGATCCTGAGATATTAGTAGTTGTCAATATATCTTGATCATTAATATACCAATTGACAGTATCGGCTGTTGATCCACTACGTCCTGTAATTGGCCAAGGAGTGTCTATATAGGTAATGATCGTAGTAGAAGTAGTATAAGCTCTCGGAAACCGACCTCCAAATGTAGCCTTATTGACTAAAGGAATTTGAGTAGTGGTTGTATAGGTAGCAGTCCGTTGATTGTTATCTGCCCTTAGTGTTGTAAATTGTTTTTGTAAACTCAAAGGAATACCGACACCTATACTAGGAACTAATTTAGAAACAATTTTAGCCTTACCTATTGTTTGAATTTGAGCCGGGTCAGCTTTTACAGATATTACTCTTGATAATTTGGAAATATTGGGCACATCGAACATCTGAGTTCCGCTGTCTAGATAAGCATAGGTTTGATAATCTAAAACATTCTGTGTTGTTGAACTTAAGATATACATTTCACCGATGCCAGGCAGGTCACCGGGATCAGTAAAGGTTATACTATAATTTGTGATTGAGATAGCAGAAACCGATCGAATGTAATTATTAGTGCCGTTTGTTATTCTAATATTGCTGCCTAAACGACTATTGGCAAAGAAAAAGGTAATTAACGAAGCTCCAACAGGAACTACTGTTAATATATCTTGATCATTAATATACCAATTGACGGTATCTGCCGTGAATTTAGATGCAGACATACCTGTTACAGGAATTGCAATATCTGTAGTAACGGTTCTGGTTGTAGCAGTGGTAATGGCTCTAGTAGATTTTTTTCCAAATATAGCCTTAGTAACCAAGGCTGTGCCAGTTGCGGTAGTGTATAAAACAGATCTCTGATTATTATCAGGCCTCACCACAATTGCCGAAGTTACCTTACCAGGAGTAGGAATTAAGGGAGGGCCATCACGTAAACTTACTATAGGTTTATTAATTAATCCAGATGTTTTAGTAGCCGTTGAATCAGCTTTTAGCACTGTTATAGGCTTTACCAAATTACTAGCAGTTGGAGCATCAAAAATCTCAATGCCATTTTCTAAAATGCTGTTGGTTACTGTTCTAAATACTGTTTGAGTTTCAGTATAAACTAATTGTAAACCACTAGTACTGGGAATATCTTCAGGATCAGCAAAAGTAATCGACCCATCTGTACTGGTAATCACAGTGATCTGCTTAGAGTACCCAGTTAGATAATTAAACAATTTTACAGAGCTTCCTGCAGTAAAATACAATCGAGGTTGTTTAATAAAGTATAAAGTAACCAGTTCAGATCCTTGAGGAACTATGGTCAATATATCTTGATCATTAATATACCAACTAACTGTGTCTGCTGTTGATCCACTGCGTCCTATAACAGATATTACAGTATCAACCGAAACTGTCTGCATGGTCGAGGTTGTATATGTTCTAGGTATACGACTACCAAATGTGGCCTTATTGACTAAAGCAATCTTATTGGTATTATTTGAAGTAATAGTTGTGGTAATTACTGATCTAACTGTTGTCCAATGCAACCATACGTTAGTATCTATTGGGGACGGAATTTCCCCCGGATCAACTATAGTAATAGAATTAGCTGTATAAGATACTATAGATGCAGTTGTTGTAAGAGATGCCCTAGCCGAGACTGTTTCCATTCTAATTTGAACTGTAGGTTGAGGATTAAGTATATTGTTTCCATCTATGTATACAGTCAATAATGGAACAGCAGGTGTAATGTCTGTCGTAACTAGTATATTTGTTTCATCATCGATCCAATCAACAAGATTATTAACATTAGTTGCACTAGAACGAGCTGTAGTAGTTACTCGTATTACTTTTTTTATTACAGTATCATAGAAAATCTGTGTAGTGTCAGTTCCCACATAGACTGTTGACGAGTATGAACTATCTGGTCTTAGAGAAACTACGGGTTTTTGTAAATTTCCAGCAGTATTAATAGTGGTTTTATTAATCAATCGTGTTACACTATTGGTTTTCCCTACACTTGAAATACGTGCAGTATCTGCCTTTAGTGCGTCAATTTTAGATAATTTATAAGGTCCAGGTATGTCAAATATTTTAGTGCTGTTGTCTAGATAGGTAACAGTTGAATAATCAATAATATCCTTAGATATAGAAATAATCATAGACAGTGCATTGATACCAGGTAAGTCGCCAGGATCACTAAATGTAAGGGAAATATCAGTACTAGATATTACTGATATTTTTTTATTATAGCCTGTAGCCGAACTAGATAAAGTAATTGTACCGGTTACAGGATAGATAATTTTGTCAAAATAAAGAGTGATTAGGGAAGATTCCTGTGAAATCACGGTTAATATATCTTGATCGTTTATATACCAACTAATAATATCTGTATTTGCAGGCGATCCTGAAATACCTGTTATAGGAATTGCAACATCAGTAGTAATCGTCCTAACTGTAGCGGTAGTATAGGCCCTGGGAATTTTTTTCCCAAATATAACTTTATTAATCAAAGGTTGATTAGTATTAGTACTATAAACCCTAATATCACCTGCTTTTAATAAAGCCACGGGTTTTTGAAGAGTAGCTCTAGTGACCATAGAACTCATAGCTGCCAATTTGGCAACATTGGCTGTCTTACCTATCCCGGGTACTGGAATACCTTGAGTAATTGAAGTTCCATTATAGGTTATTATTTGTCCGTACTTTCCAGGTGCTACTTGTGCATAATACAGTCTGCCGCGAGGTGTTGTAGGAGCCAGTGTTGTAGACACTGATGTCTGTGTATAGACAAAGGTAGTGGTATTAATGGTTGATTCTAATCTGCTGAATTTTGTGTTAGTATTTTCAACGCCGATGGATCTCTTTGAATCAGATCTTAGACTGGTAACTGTTTTAATTTTGGCAACAGAAGGTGTGTCAAATATTTTGGTACTATTATCTAGATAAACGGTAGTTACATAATTTACAATATTTTGACTGGTAACTGTAGCAATGTACATGCTGCTGATACTGGGAAAATCTCCCGGATCAGTAAATGTTATAGATCCGTCTGTAGCAGAAATAACAGAAATCTGTTTTGAATACCCAATATTGCTATTAATCAACTTTACCGTGCTGCCTGCAACAGGAGCATATATAGATCTAGCAAAATACAGCGTAACCAGCGGAGTACCTAGTGAAACAACTGTTAATATGTCTTGATCATTAATATACCAACTGACTGTATCTGCCGTAAATCCAGATTGTCCGGTTATAGGCAGCTGAATGTCGATATTGACTGCTTTTATGGAACTGGTTGTATATGCTCTAGGTAATTTATTACCAAATATGGCTTTATTGACTAAAGATATATTGGTATTGGTAGTAGCAGCTCTGGTATTATCTGGCCTCAGAACAGTTATAGGTTTAGCCAATAGACTTATTGATGTTCTAGATGAGGTATCCGGCCTTAATATAGATATAGGTTTAGATAGCACACCGGTCTTTAACTGAGAAGAAACAACATCAATAACTTTGTTACCATTATAGGTTAATATCTGTCCATATTTTCCTGGTACTAGTTGAGCATAGTATAATCTCTCGCGAGGTGTGGTAGGAATTAATGTTGTGATTACTGATGTCTGTGTATAGACAAAAGTAGTAGTATTAACAGTTGATTCTAATCTGTTGGTACTGGTGGTTAAAATACGGCTATCGACTGATTTTGTTCGAAATCCTTGTTTAATGGCACTAGGTGTAAAATTTACAGGATTAGTTGTCAGTTTTCTAGACGAAGAGACTTTAGGAACGTCTAATTTAATAGTGCTGGCCACTATGGTAGATTGAGTTTTTAATTTACCAATAGCTCCTAAGGAATCAGAAGAACACCAGGTAGCGGTTGACAGTATACTGCTACTATCTACAGCAGTATAGCCGGGAGCGGGGAATATCAAGGCAGGCATGATAATATTTACCTTAAAAAAATAGCCACCCTAGGGTGGCTATTTTGTCTACGCTACTGATCCTTATGCAGGAATGGCCCAACGGAAGTTGTTGACAAATGTAGCTGTGGTGTTAGCAGTAGGTTGAGAAGCAAACTCTAAACTTCTCCAGCTCTGGCTAACAGACGATCCGCTGTTAGCAAGGGTAAAGTTAATTGTTGCGGTACTAGCTGTAATAACCCAATGATCAGCAGCAGATTGTGTTGAATCATAGAAGTCATTGCTGTCAACTGTAACACTGACAGTGTCCATTAATGTACCTAATGCACTCGGAATAACCTTCAGACCAAAAATACGTCCGCGGATATCTGGATCGTAGGATGGTCCAAGAATTACCACTGGACTAAACATAAAACGCTTACTGTTGTATACGTTAGTATACACTGGCACCAGCTGACCCATATGTGGTTGAGGAATAGCATTAGATCCCACCGCTGTTGTAGTATAGAATCCGCCAGCTGGGGTAGGTACTGGGTTATAACTACCAACTGCTGCTAACTCATACAAGTGTCCCCAACGTCCTGTAGTAATTGTACATGCACTGTAAATATGTGCATTTAGACCAGTTAGGTCACCAGTTGAACAACGCACTCTTGGTACGGAAAAAATACCTCCGTGAACCGGTCCACTCTGTGCAATAGGTAGTGTTGGAGTTTGTGCAGATCCCACTGGGAATCTGTTGCCGTTAAAGTAGGCATAGCAGGGCCAAGGAGCAACACCGGGTGTACCTGATACTGGAGCACCAGTAAAGATATTAACACCAGTGCTGACACCAAGTCCGGTTCCAACATCTTCTGGTTGGGCTCTTTCAAACTCAACGCAACCTAACCACTGTGTCTGGATATTACTGAATGTCTTGCCCTGGACAATCAAATATCTGGGCTTTGCAAACATATAAAGAAATCCACCTGTGGTTTGAGTCATGTTAGTTTGGTCATATACACCGCTCAAATACACTGTTGAAGTACTAGCATCAGCTACGTTAATACCAACACCGTTGGCTTGTCCATAGCTGGCTACCCAACGCTCGTAAACTGGCAAACTCCACTGACTACCAGCTGTAGAAACAGTGTTACCTGAACCACCACCTGTGGCCAATGGATAAAAACGGAATGCCACATATTTGCGATCTAAGCTAGTATTAAGCAGAGTTACACTGGCTTCTGCAGTCTTGTTAGGTGCAGAATATACATATTCAATAAAGTCAGTAGCCCCAAATGGTGTAAACACAAGCGGAGCGGTTGCAGCACTACTGTCTAAAGCATTTTTAGTAGCATGCCCTAGTGTGATGTTGTTACTGGCAACACTGTTAATAAATGAGTACAGAGGAACCGTACGATAAATTGGGGTGGAAGAAACAGTAGCGGAGGCATTTTGATTCACAGTTAATGCAGTATCGCTAGCAATAGCTGTTACAGTGAAATATTGCCCAGCAATTACAATTTCAGCACCCACGTGCAGCTGGGTAGTAAACTGAGTTCCAATTCCGTTTACTGCTGTGCTGGCACTAATAAGACCAGCTGTTCCATTCAACGGAATTGGAGTTCCGCCAGCGGCCTGAACTTTGATTAATGCGTATTGAACAAAGGCAGTTCCAACTGATGCAACAGGTAGCAAGGTTGCTCCAAGATTGACAACTCCCGATGCATATGTAGAAGAAGTTAACTTACCACCTGTAGCAACACCTTCGCGTGTACCCTCCATTACAAAACCATGCACCTTTTTCTTTTTGTAAATGGTGCTACCTGCTAAAGTATGTGTAAATTCGTTAGTACAACGGAACTGTGTATTACTGATAATGCTAGCCACCGTAACTTCTGTGCCATCAATAATCAAGTCATCACCGACACGTAATTCTGTTGTGAACGCACCAAGAGGGGCGTTGATATAAGTATCATCTCTCTTAAATGGCACACTGCTGAGACCCTGTCTTGTTACAGTAGTAGCTGTTCCTGAAAATCCAACATAGTCACTAACAACAGCAGTGGTCGCCGACGAACTAGCAAATGTAAGAGTTCTAAGTTCATTACCTAACCAAACTTGATCACCTGACACTAGATCCCATAGGAAGTTGGCCCCACTGCTGGTCACATTACTAACGTTACCTGCAAGACTGACGTTACCTCTAGGATAGACTTTTACACGCAAATTGCTGTCTGTAAAGTCCATTGCTAGGTTTACACTCATTACCGTATTGTTGGTGATTCCATCAATTTGACGTATCTTCCCGTTAATGTTGATTGTGCGTCCAACTGCTCCGTTAAGGGCTTTGGCAATAATCACACTTGACAACACTGTGGCAGTGGTAGAAGCACCACTAGTTACAATTGTGGCCGTAGTATCGCTGACTACAGTGGCAATTGTGTAATAGAGTCCGCCCATCCAAACAGAATCACCCGGCTGTAGCCTGTTAGTACTGCCATCAGCACCAGTGTTAAAGCTGGTTCCCGAACCGGTAATGTTACCGTTGATATCTAACGAAACTGTACCTGCTAGAGTGGCAGTGGTTACACTGTTGGTCATCTCTGAAAGGAAGTAAGTACCTAAGCCAGTGATTACTTTTGAACCCTGAGTAACACTGACTGTTCCAGTAGTTGTTCCACGAATGGTCGCTGTACTGACCCCAGTTAAGGTGGTATTGATCTGCTTAAGAGCACTAGGAAGCGAAACGCCTTGTGTAAATCCAGCTGTAACTGAAAAAGCTGTATCTGATGTCACTGTACTTACAGTACGCATCTGTCCTGCCAGCATGACCACATCACCGGATCTCAACTGTGTTGTGTAAATGCTGCTAACGCCGGTGACATTAGTACCGGTCGCTGTAGCAGAACCTTGCATGGTATCATTTTTGACCCATGTATCAAAACCTTGCAAAGTGGCCCACATCTCTTGACCTGTGCTTGAAGGACCGTAAGTGATAGAAGCACTATTTCTACCAAGTTCGTTTAGCGTTGCCATTTAGTATTCTCCTAATTTTGTGTTAAAGGCTGACCTTTTTCTATTTTGTATTTAGTTTTTTCTCATTCAAAGAACTATATATCAATATTTAGCAGAGCCATACTGAAGTTCATTCCTGACCCAGATACAGCACTTACTGATAGATAATCGTTGGGAGTTATTCTATAGGAAAGCCCGCTGTAATTAGCAGTATATCTGCCTGCTGATAGCGTAAAAAAGCTCAACAGTTCGTTATTTCTATATAAGCCCATCATTAGATCGGTGCCCACGGCCTGTCCATTGGTCATTTGTACCGATCTAATGATGTCAGTGGTTACAGGTACATATATGGCCTTGCCCATCAAAGGAGATGTAAATTCATTAAGAATGTTAAAGGTTTTGATAATGCCGCTGGAGGTTCCTCCCCCAGAAAAGCTGACCACGTTCCAATTGCTTTCAATGTTGGGCAAAGCCCCGGTGGCTAAATTTCGGCTCTGCCCTGCCATTAGTCTATAGGTATAATAGGTATCACCTACTCGAGTATATCCATCGGCGTCATAGCCGTTTTTGAGATAGACCAACATGCCTTCTGCCAGTCTTTTTCCTGGTATGTTGGTCAATCTGTCTCCTACTAACCCACTAATACCCTGCAGCGTACCTCGTACTTCAGTGTCTAGTACAATAGGGTTGTCGTCAGTAGGACTCCAGGTACCTGGCCAAATATTTCTGGTTAGACCGTCATAATTTGTGGTCATGATATGCTCACATAAGTTGAACCAGCCTGTAGGGTAATACCGTATAGTGTATATGCAACTGCTGAATATCCTGCCGGAGGGCTATCTGGTTGTAGATTCACTGAATTTCCTGTAGTCACTGCCACGTCACTGATCAATGATGGGCTGGCTCCTGTTTTGAATGTAGTCGGTTGTGTAATTGAAGATCTAACAGCGAACCAAAAGGCCTGTGGTACAGCAGCCGGATTATTTATATATCCACTCAATGTGATGGTTTGATTTGCTAGTACAGTGACTCCGGTCTGAAATCCTGTTCCGGACACAAAAGTTGTTCTAGTAGGTATACTGTAAACAGAACTGGTGAAAACCCACAAGCTAGGGTAGGTAAAGGAACTGGTAGGATTACCTGTGACCTGAGACAGTGTGGCCGTGTAAGCTGATCCTGTAACAGAACTAGGTCTGGAAAATACTGTGCTTACGGCCACTGTTCTGGTAGAAGACGCATTATCTTTGTGCAACGGGTTAGTAAATGTCATTGTGCCCGATGTGGATGTATTGCTGACAGAACCACCTGTGGCTGTTACACTATTAGCATAGTTTGCTGAATTGGTAATTCCGGTAACAGACACCGTATAGGCCACAGTGGTATAGGTTCCTAAAAATGTATTACCAGTTAAACTGGCCAATGACACTGATAAGCTAGGAGTGGCCCAATTTACAGTCCAAAGTGCAGAATCGTCCGTGTAATTGGCTTCTGTGGAACTGGTAGCATATTTGAAATTAACTCTAGCACTGGCAGAACCACCTGTAATAGTTGAACTTACAGGGCTGATGTATGAATCACCGTCGGTAGTAAATGCCTGTGTCCAATTAACTCCGCCTGCCGGTGTTGCAGATCGAGCACCTGCCGTAAAGGTTGCTAATGAGCTGATTGATCCAGATATCACCGATAGGCTAGATGCCGTGCTGATATACTGACTGGGATAATCTGTAGGATTAGTTACTGATACGCTAAATCCTGTCGCAGGCACATCCCAGTTTAAAGAAACAGAAGGACTGGCACTAGCCGACAAGATAGGAGTAAATGCAGCCAATGTCAGTCGTAACAGATTAGAATAAAACTCTGCTGTTCTAATGGTTTTAACTGATCCAGATTCTGTGTAACCTGTCAGAGTCCTATAAGTACCGCTGGTGGAAAAAACCAATGCTTGGCCGCCAACATCTGCTGGATCAACAAAGGCCAAATTACCATAGGCATCAGCTGAAAGTAGTTGTCCCGGTGTAGCACCGGTTAGATCAAGAGCAAAGGTTGCAGTTGTCCCCGATACTGTGGCCTTGATACCATTCTGTCCATGTAGGACTAGAGGATCAGTAGCTAGATTTATACTGCTAGTAGTGGTGTTATCAGCTGTGATGTTTAATACTGATACACCTGAAGGACCACTAGGACCTGCAGATCCCTGGGGACCCTGGGGACCTTTTGGACCCAGTATGCTGCCAACATATAACCAACTAGATCCATTCCATCTATAGATGTAACCGGTAGAGGTGTCAAGGTATTGGTCATCTACCTGTCCACCAGGAGTCGTAGGAACTCCTACGTCAGAACTCCAAATACTACCCCTAACACCTTGTGGTCCTTGTGGTCCTGTAACTCCTTGTGGTCCTTGTGGTCCTGTAACTCCTTGTGGTCCTTGTGGTCCTTGAGGTCCTGTGACTCCTTGAGGTCCGGTTACTCCACTTGGTCCTTGAGGTCCGGTTACTCCCTGAGGTCCTTGTGGTCCGGTTACTCCCTGTGGTCCTTGTGGTCCGGTTACTCCCTGTGGTCCTTGTGGTCCAGTAACCCCCTGTGGTCCTTGTGGTCCCTGTGGTCCTGTGACTCCCTGAGGTCCTTGTGGACCAGTTGGGCCAGTAGGACCTTGGACGCCCACGCTTTGAATAATGAATAATAAATCATGACCACCACTAAAGTTTGTATAGCCAGTGCCAGTGCTGTTTACTAATGTCACTGGAATTTGAACATAACTATTGGGAATTACAGTAGTAGTAGTGCTAACAGTCCAAGTTTGATAATTAGTAGAATCGTTGCGATCTTGAATAATAATTGTATCATTGGGTTTCAATAATGCTAGAAACACGTCAATATCATTGTTTAAACCATCCAGGTGACTTACATTGATCTGTGTGGCAAGACGCTGTGTGCTGGTATTCCAAATTAAGAAACCATTACCTGGATTACCTGATGTGGCACTGACCTTGGCATTGAAGCGATATAAACTACTGCTTTGACCTGCAGGACCTTGAGGTCCAGTTACTCCCTGCGGTCCTTGAGGTCCTTGAGGTCCGGTTACACCTTGAGGTCCTTGAGGTCCGGTTACACCTTGAGGTCCTTGAGGTCCGGTTACACCTTGTGGTCCTTGGGCACCAACAGCACCTGCAATACCTACCGCTCCATCAAGGTTAATCTGCCAACTGCTATATGTACCAGTTCCTAAGTAAGTAGTTTTAGATAATTGTAATTGGCCAGTAGATGGATTATAGCCTACAACTTCCGCGTGTTGATAATTACTTAGATCATAGGCTAAAATTATAGTTTGAGCTATGCTGTAATCTAAATTTAAATCAGCGGTATAAACCGTAAAAGTTCCAGTTCCACCAATAGTAAATGTTGAAGTAGATGTAGTATGATATCTATCACCGTCTAAACCACTTGGGCCTTGAGGTCCGGTTACTCCTTGAGGTCCCTGAGGTCCGGTTACTCCTTGAGGTCCCTGAGGTCCGGTTACTCCTTGAGGTCCCTGAGGTCCGGTTACTCCTTGAGGTCCCTGAGGTCCGGTTACT